TTACTATATTTGTGATATACGTGTATGCTTTGGTCACTGATTCGTCAAACCTGGCCCCCACCCCTATTCCGAAAGGTTAGGGGTGTTTTTATATAGTGATTCCATACGGATATTTAAAGCCAATTATTAAACAAATAACCACAAACAACACTATCCCAACTGCCAATATTTTATCCCGTTTTTGCATAACACAACACATCTATAAACCTATTAACAGCATCCACATTGGTACTTGAATGAAGCGTATAATCAAACCCATCATACGCTATCAACCAATTACCTTTTAGGTTAGCATTATACCTCATGTAAATACTCACGATATTGTCATAAGTCAGGTTTGCTTCCTGTAATGCCCTGATATTATTACCCGGTCTTACAAAAGCATAACAGCTAATCCAATCATCTTCAGGATAAGTAACAACCTCGTTACCCCTTGTTCCTACGGTAATAGTCGGCGGTTTCAGTGTGATAAGGTTTCTCATCTCACCGACTGTAATCGCTGACGTATTTCGCCGTAGTATCTTCATTATTGAAAAACAGTATTTATGCGTGAATATTTCCTTGCTAAGTTCGCTGCTGCCTTACAAACTGTCCCCTGATCGCTTTGGTCGCCACGGTTCTCATACAAGTAATTTACCTGAAACAAAATCGCATTAACCAACTCCCTGGGGATATTAGTTGATGTGTACCCACAAGTGTATGTAGCTGTGGTCAGTATGCTGTATGGTGTTAATGTCTTTGGGAAATCAAACCCGACCGTTTCCATACTTGAACTATCTGAATCTTGATCAACCCATGTGATAGTACTTGTAATCGGCCCAAAGGGAACCTCAAAACCTTGCTGTGGTGCGAATATCATCGTTTGTGCAACCTTTGAAACCAAAGAAAGTCCTGTGATGCGCTCAATAGCCAATCGTGCCGACGAAATAAACAGGTTAATCAAATCATCCTCGCTCGTTCCAGTAAGCACCCGGCAATACTGTTTTGCAAATGATAAACTCACAGGCTCTTCACTGTAATAGCCGTCCTCACTCAGTTCGTAGTCAACTACATAACTGATATTAGGCGCGCCCAATGTATTGAATTGGTTAACTGATACACTCATATTCCTGTTTTTGTGCCGGTTTCGGCTTTTTTGCTATCGCACAAATTTGTTCCTCAAATATTTCCAATTTTCTATCCGGCCTTAATTCTAAAGCCCGCTTCTTTGCTTTAGCACTCGCTTCCTCATATTCTTTTTTACCCTTCAGCTTTCGGATTGCCATAACCCATTCATTTATGTTGTTTCTGTCACAAAAAATCCCACTTTCTCCCACATTTTCCCTTAATCCAGGTGTATCGGTACTTATTACCGGTATTCCGCTTGCCATTGCTTCCGTTGCCGTCCGTCCCCAACTCTCGTATTTTGATGGCATAATTAGTATGTCCGTCTTAGAATACACACCCCTCATGTCCTCCTGCTTTTCCATCACCTCGACATTTGGCAACTCCTTTACTATCTGTTGCCCGTATGATCCTTTTACACCTAAAAACTTGTATTCGGGGAACAACCCAGCCAACTTCCAAAATACTTCGGCCCCCTTTGCTTCATTCAGATTGATTAATGTTATGTTCCCATCTGAAACTGTGTCGTGTGGAACATCGTAATAATCTATATCCACCGGCGGGGCCAAAACCAAACTATAATTATTCGGATATTGGTTTGCCTCTTTTGCTGCCTCTGAATTATAAACCACTATCAACCTCTCCTTACACCTTTGAACCGTGCCGTACTGCGAATGATTGTGATAAAACCATATTATAGGTTTAGTCTTAATCATTTCACAAGTTGCAGCCGTAAAATCCAACTGCGTGAAAACTATCTCCGCATCGCCTATGTGCGGTAACCCGTATGCAGGCTTTGCCACCACTTTAACACCTTCGTACTCGTATGGACACCCTTTCGCATCTTCTCCCAACATCACTAAAACCGTATGCCCTTTTTTCTGTAACCACTTTAGAAGCGTGTGCAGGTAAAGGTCAGAACCGCATAGTGAACCGGGTGGATAAAATCTAACATGGGCCAAAATATTCATACAAGTAAATATGGGGTGAGCCGAAACCCACCCCTTTATTTTTAAGCCAAAGTTTGATAAATAGCAGACGGAGGCAGTTGAAGAATAAATTCTTCTTGGCACTCGATCCGAGCTGTGACAAGGTTCTTTGTGAAGTTGTTTCCTTCTTCATAAGATAACTCAATAGCCAACCCTGAAGTCTGAACCCTTTCAACGAAATCTTGGTCTATTACCATTGCCCTTGCAGCGGTTGCCCATGCTGCTTGGAAAACAGGAACACCTGATATAGTCAGGGCTGTACCGTTAAACTGCACAGAACCCGCTCCGGGGTAGTAACCCTTAGAATAGGTGCTTACAAACAACTTAGCATAATCCGCAGGGTTAACTACGATGAATGAAGCATTGTAATTTGCTACCAACTGATTCCCGATAGTGTAGATTAATTTCTCCACGTTGTCGGTAGTTGAAGTGATTGACGTATCGCCGGTTGCACCTCCTGAAATTACAGTGTTGAAACGTGCGTTTTCTTTTTTGTAGAAATCCCTCATCAACATCCGTGGGAGTGTTTGGGTTAAGAAAGGTAAACTGTTTACCATCTGTTTAGAGAAGGTACAAGTGCCCGCCAAATAACCCTGAACCACTGAAACGGCTGTGAAAGAATAATCATTTGAACCCTTAACAGAACCTTCCACTTGGAACGCAATGTTGTTGGTTTCGCCTGTATCTTCCTTCCAGTAAACGTAAAGGCCGGTATCGGTTTGGAAGGTGTTAATCAAATCCCTTGCGTTCAGTTTCTGCGAAGGGAAGATAATAGCCCGTGGGTCTTGTGTTGCAAAAGCTACCCCGGTAAGGTTACCTGATAAGGTCATTGTTTTAGCCTCCAGTTCACCCATCAGCAATGTTTTAGCGTCCAACTCAAAGCGTACTTTCGCTTGCTTATCGCTGTTGAACATCTTAAACATATCGCTTTGGCCTTGTTCACCGTGCTTCAGGTTTTTGAAAAACTTGTCGCTAAGTTCGTCTTTGATAGCCCGGCCTAAGGTTTTAATCTCACCGTTATCACTTACGCCTTTACCAATCTTAGTCGCCAGTTCATCGAACTGAGCTTGAAAGGTTTTACCGTGCTCTGATAACTGTGTTTTCAGTTCATCAGGAGTGATGCCCTGCTTCGCTTCAATAGCGGTAAGCTGTGTTTTGGCTTCTTGAGCCAATTTTAATGCTTCTGCACCGGCTGTGCCTTGTGCTTCTGCTTTTGCCTCGATTGATGCGATGTTGGTTTTCATCTGCTCAATCATTGGGGCCATGTCTTTTAGTTCCATGATTTTTATTTTTTAAAATGATTGTTAAAATTGTTTATTGCTTCGGCAAACTCTTTCAGTCCGTCCGGCTCAACTGCTTTGGCGGGTTGAGTGGTCAAGGCTTCAATATGTTGCTTAATCTGCTCTATCTCTATTTCCATTAAGGAAAAAGTTTCATCTGTAAATGTTCCGTGTCTAAACGCTTTTGCTAATTTGGTCAGCCTGTCGGTCAAGCTCTTTTTAACCTTTTCAGGCTCCGCCGACTTCATCATTTCGAGCGTTGGAGTGTCTGGATTTGCACCCCAAAGAACTGCCGACCCCTCATAAAGTTTCAGTTCCTTTATTGTTCTAATACCAGTGCTATTGTCAAGGTCACATTTGATCGTAGCAAACCCGATTGAGTGCTGATTAACCAACCCTTCGTTATACATTTTAATCATATCCTCCCCAATAGTTGTATCGACTATCTTGGTAACCGCAACCAACTTATCCCCCTCTATGTACAGTTCTTTTGGCTTACCCAATACATTTTTAAATGATGCATTGTGATCTACAAGCGACCAAATCATATTCTTCCCGTTTGGCCCACATTCGGCAATAGTTTTAGTATATGCTTCGGGAACGATAATATCCTCATCCAAATCCTTATTGAACATACGGCTCCAAACTACCTTCGCAGTTCTTTTTACCATGTCAACATCCATTACGGAGTCATCATCATTAAGGTCTTTATACTGTATCATATTCAATATTTTTATTTTGCAAAAACTGAACTAAGTGAACCGTGTAAACCTATCGCCTCCGCCTCTTGTAATAATTGCTCAAAAACATTCTTTGAAGGTTCAGGCTGTCTTACTACCGGCTCGCCTTCCCCGTCCCTGTGTGGCACAAAAACAACACAACAACGGCAATTAACTAAGTTCCCCACACTTGCAGCCGGGTCCCCAGGGTAAAGCATCGCATCCACACTTTTCGTACTTGGTACCACAAACCTTTCATTCATTCCCACTATCCGCCCGTTCATGTCAAGGTGATCGTATTGGTCTCTTGGAATCCGCCTTGTGCGGTTATCCTGTGTCGAAATCCACTTCTTATCCATCGCTATCCCCGTATCAGTAGCCGCTACCATTGACCCGGTATTGGCTGCCTTGTTCGTTTCCGTTCTCACTATCCTTGTTGCCATCCACTTTGGGAAAGCCGCCCTGTTTAAACTACTAACAGTCTTTTCTATGCTCCATCCCAACTCCTCTGCTTTCTTTAACTGCGCTGTTATTTGTTCCCGCAATGTGTTTGTTATCTCAACCGATACCTGTGTTAAATCGTACCGTTTCAAATATTGCTCAATCACATATTGCCACCTTGCTTCATCATCCGTTACACCCTTCACTGACCTCTTTACCTGTTTAGCCGTTAGTTTAGCCCCGTTCACTCCGGCGGTGATATGCAACTCTTTCAAACTCTTTTCAATGATCTGCGGCGGTATTATAGCCGGTGTTATGCCTTTTGTCACTTGCATAGCATCGGTAAAAACCCTCACTTGCGCCCTCAATGCTCTTTCCACTCTTGGCCTGAACAACTTTATCAACCTATCATAAAGCCGCTTATACGCCTCATAATCACTTTTCGTACTCACTTTTTAGGCGGTTTAGTTATACCCAATGGGTCTGCCAATGGTTCCATTATCCCTGCTTCCGAAACTGCTTGCCCCTTGTAAAATATCGTATCTAACATTTCCTCACTCAAATTCGGGTCTGGTTCCATGTCCATCGCTGCGTATCTCTGTCTTAACGTACCCATGAAAATATCAAGGAAATTAGCCTGCGTTAATTTGTCTTCTTGTAATTCGGGATAACAATCCAAATCGAAGTCAAGGAAAATATCGTTCCACCCCCATACTTTCATTTGTATGTTAATCCCATCCCTTAATTCAATTAAAGCAGGTATTGCGGCCCTAACAGTTAAAGCCTTTTCAGCCGATATTTGGTTATTCTCGTTCTTTGCGTCTGGGTCGTTGAGTAGTGTAGATGGCACGTTATACACATTGCATATTGACCGTAAATCGTGCTTCTCCCCTTCCAAAATGTTCAAATCAACGTTATCAAGTCCTATTTGCTGGTATTTAACGGGATAGCCGCTTACTGCAATTCTATTCTTGTTTTTACTGCCTGAGTATTCAACTAACTTCTGTCTTAACTGCGTTACTTGTTCTGCAGCTGTATCCTGATCCATCCCGTCTTGATAATCCAAAGAAAGAACACCTTCTGCAGCACCATTCTGTAAATTGGCAACACTTGCCGTAAGGCTCTCATTTATCCGCGTTACCTTTTTATTGGCCGCCTGTAAAGGACTCATCCCGTACAACTGCTGCCCGGAAGCATTCCACATGGGGTTGAACTTGGCGATGTGGATTATTTCTTCTTTAGCAAGCGGGAAACCTATCCCCGCACCCATGTAAAGCCTGTAACCTTTCGCCCTTGCACACATGGCTTGCAAATCAGCTATAATGCTCATCCACTGACTTGGTAATGCCATTAAAAACAAAGGTTTCTTATTATTTACCCCCGCCTGTATCTGCGGCCCATACACAAAAGCGTTACCCGTAATCAGTAGAAAAGATATTGCCGCCTCTACTAACTGGCTCCACGTTGTGTTACCTTCGGGGTCTGGAAGTTCTAAAAGTTGGTTTAACTTATCGTCTGTATCGTAAGGCTCAAAGGCCGCTTCTTTTAATTCCTGTATTTCTCTCCAGTTAATCTTAGCGGCCATATCATCCGACTTGACTGACTTAGCGGCTTTCATTTTGGATTGATATTTCTTAAACGCCGCTTTACCCTTTGGTGTGTTTATTTTTTTGTAAGCCGACCAACCGGAAATCTTAGCCTTGTCGGTTATCATGTTTATGACTGAATAAACAATATCATTACCGGCGTAACCTTGGTCTACAAATGCTTGTGCGTTCTGACCCGACCATGTAACAATACCTTTCAGTATCTCCATAGTAACAGGGCTTCCGGTGTAGGCTGATATACCGGGTATTGATGCTTTGCTTTCCGTTTTAGGGGTGGGTAATGCCTTCGCTCCAAAAGAGAGCAGATTCAATAGAAACTTTTGCGCTAAATTGAGTTGAGGCTTTGCCAAATACGTTTATTTGAAACCGTTAAATGGTTCAATACTGGGAGTACTCGTATTTGTGCTTAGGTAGTTCTACTGTAAAAGTAATAAATTTTACAATACCAAATATATTTTTGTAATCAACCGACTAAAATTCTAAACTTAGGGGCCAGTTCAAACCACATACGCATCATTAAAGTATCGCTGAAATCGGGTGAGCGGCCTATTTATTCTTTTACTTTATCCTTTGGTAATACCTGGCGTTTGCCATCCTTATCCATATTGTACTGCTTAACTTGTTCTAATTCCTGCACAATACTTTCACGCATAACAATATTTTTGCAGTCCATGTATATCTTTCCTTCATTCATATACTCTGCTAACTTAAAGTAACACTGACTTTTAAGGTTTGAAAAATTCTCGTCTTGGTGGGTGATAGGGTTAATAAGTGCCCGACTGTTATTCACAAACCCCTTGCATTTTAGAATGTCAACAACACCACCGCCTACACCATCTTCATCGGCGATGGTTTGGCTTTGCGGTATGCCAAGTTCCCTTTGCAGTCCACGAATAATGTCTGCGACTTCTTGAACCGACTTGCCACGATACTGCACAAATTTAACACGATACCCACTCCAAATGCCAATGACAGTAGAATCACTGCCAAAGCGAGCAACGTCAATAGTAAGATACTTAGTGCCATCAGGCACATGGTCATTCGTAAAGCTGTCGATAATTTTGTCATATTCGATAAGTATTGTGGGGTCATCTAAGTACTCCCAATTGCCATGTAGCAACCTTTCCCGGCTATTGGCATCCAAAGCAAGCAAGTTGGCCCTGTAATGTTTGCTTATGTAGGGGTTATCTTTTTCAAGACTCTGAATAAACTGCCTTTCGTTGGTTAGTAGCCCTTCTTTGTGGGGTCTGTAGAAGTCCTGATAAACCCAGTTCTTAGCCGGGTTGCATGAGTAAAGCGATTTTGGTATCAATCCGTTTTCATCAAGTTTAAACCTGATACGGCTCTTGGCCACGTTCCTTGCTTTCTCTGTTACTTGGTTGGCTTCATCAATAAATAGGTCGGTAAGTTCAAGCGAGCCTAATTCGTCAAAATTCGGGTCAGATGGATATAACCCCAAATCTTTGAGTAAAATTACCGAACCGTTAAAAAAGTTTATCGAATTGCTTTGACCGTTGAATGTGTAGTGTTTGCCTGATATTAAACCCTGCATTTTGGCTATCTCGAACAGGGTAACGAGTGTTGTGTCCTTTAATGTTTTTAGCGTTTCACGCCCTATTAATCCCCTTGTACCCGGGTATTTTAAACGGCGTTTTAGTTGCCAATAACAACCCAATGCAGATTTCCCACCACCGGCACCGCCACCGAAAAGAAGCTCTGTGGTTACGTTATCCTCCAGTATGTCCAGCGCCGCCGTTTGCTTCAGGGTTAGGTTCATAGTTCCTTGTTTCGTTCCAGTTAAGGCTCATTTCGCCGCTGTGTTCTGTTTCGTGCTTATCCTTCCATCCCATGTTTTTCAATACGAAAATAGGACCCGCAGCATTATTCCCACACGCTTTTTTCTCGTAGTTATTCTCAACAATTAATAAGGCTTTGTTTATCAAGTAAGAAAATTCAGGCTTTTTTAGGTAGTCATACATTGATTGACGGCTCTCAAATCCTAAGTGAATAGCCAACCCTGTAACTGTTTTATCTGATTCAGTCGACTCGACAAATTCAGTTATTGCAGCTTCCATCTGTTCCGGTGTTTCAAATATGGGTGGTCTTCCTGCGGGCATCTAATAATTTTTTACGTTCCTTGTCTTTTTGATTTGGGATAGCCTTAGTAGCGTCTTCCCCTAAATTTTTCCTTACTTCTTCTTCAGATTGTTTAAATAAATCCTCTGTTTGTCCCGTTCCAATTACTCTACTAAATAAAAAAAATGGAATAATCATGGCATAAACACATA